GAGCTCTCGAACTTTTCTGGCAGCTCGATGCAAAAACAAAACTGCATTGCCTACCTGGACAGGCTGCACATTTGCGCTGCCATAGGCAGATTGCTGTTTAATCTGAGCGTTAGTTGGTGTCAAAGGCTCATCAGTTCCCGATGCTCTAACCGCAAATTCACCACCACTGGTTCCCACCAGCAACGATCTCGAACTACTTAAATATCGGATTACATTTACCTGGTTAGATCCAATGGTATATGTCAGCGAACTATCTGCGAGTGTACCGCCTGTAAAATTCTCAAAATCGCCACCAACACTAAAGTACAATGTTTGCGGCTGTCCATTTGTCGCTGCCAAAACAAATCGCTGCTCGTAGAAGGCAACTGCACTTGGATAATTACCAGGGTAAAATGCACCCAATCTCCAATTGGTGTCAGCAACAAGTTTACCAACAATAGTAACCGTTGCACTCGCTGCCTCAGTCACAACATCATCTGATGGCGCGAATAGCATTGTATCTTCAGTTACTGCCACTAAAAGTCGATCCGCATTATTCGCTGATGTGGATGCGCCCGTAGTCGTAACAGTCATTCCCACCTGGAAACCTTCTTCAACAAATTTCTTGGCACTATCGGTAACCCGATCATTATGCTCTAAACCTGTCGAGCTGGGATCTCCCTCAACAAAAGCTATCGTTGCAGCTGTATAGGCTGGCTCCAGCTCTGCAATAAAATTATCGTTTTCCTGGGCCGTTGCCGTACATACTGTTGTGTTCGTCACAGCTGTAATCTTGGCATAGCCATGATGCAGTTTGATCAATCTTCCAACATCAACAGCTGATGTAAATCCAGCACCGTTATTTACGCCTGAGACTGAACTCGCTGTAATCGTGATGCTTGAACCCGTTGGGCCATTGGCCGTCATCGTTGTGGTGCCAGTGTTGGCATCCAGGAAAGGGCCACGCGCCAGGCTTACTTCTGTTAACGTCCAGGCAGTATGCGATGTACGTTGTATTTTGCGTACAGGGTGATCTGGATGCACCACATACATTACATCAGCTGACTGCGCGAACTTGAGAGCATCGAGCTGGGCTGTTGTATATGTGGTTGTGACCTCAATAGCAGCTGAGGGCGATCCCCCCACAACTTGACCACCATCTTTATAGATCCGAAAACCGTTATTAAAAAACTCCAGGACGTATGCCTGGGTTACGTTAAATTGAAACGCAACCAATCTCGATTGCGCTGTATGACTTTTGCAGTCTGCAACGTATCGCGTGCCTGGCCTTCTCGATGCACCACCATGCGGGTGTACCAGGAAGTTTTCCAAAACATTGCATCCATTGTAATATTTAGACAGATCTGTTCTGCCGCCCAATCGTGGAGACAGCTCACCAGCTGTAAAATTACTAAATGCAAAGTTTACTTTTGCCACGTTTTACAACCTTGAGTTAATTAGTACATCCGACTGTAGCGCACCCGAAGTCGTTACCCCTGTCATTGAGCCTGGGGTTCCCTCAGTCGCATCAGTAAATCGAGCCTCTGATAGTTTGCTTTCATAGAGCGCATACAAATTTGCGGTCAGAGACGTTGACTGCACCATTGCAAAACTTATGTCGGCTGCTAATCGTGCTGCAATAGTTTCATTAAGTAGCGAATCCCATTCATTAGGATCTTCAACACGCGCTAGGTAAATCAGATTGATGGTAGATTCATCAGTTAGTATTTTTCGGCCTTCAACCTGAAAATCAATATCCAGATAATCGAGTTGCATCACCCGAAGGCAATAAGGATCTGTTGGCAGCGTAAATTGATATGACCAATCAAAAGCTGGCGTATCACTATCAGCTGCCAGGGCAACTCTTGTTACCAGGCAGTTCCAGGGATGAGCCCGAAACACGGCATCACGCACCGCATCAAATCTTTGATTTGTGACACGCGCTGATTTACTGTCCTCACCACGAGATATAATATTGGTTGCACCCAGCATATTTAATGCGGAATTAATTGTCTCCACTTCACTTGCCATTTGCGGCTCCTAGAAATATGAGTAAAACTTTTCTTACACCCTCATGCGGGGTGACACGATGTTCCTCATCGGAACTAAATATCAATGCGTCCAGGTAGTTCTGGTAACTCGCATCTCGAAATTCAAATACACCGCCTGTAAAATTCTCTGGCGGGCTTAATAAAACGCTGGCTGACCAGCAACACCACAGCATATGATCCATATCACCTGTATCGTAATGCCAGGGATGACCAGCTGCATTTCTTTCGACACAGCAATAGCTTTGATCTGTAATTGCAGCATCGGTATTTTCTAATATTAAATTAGTAATTCGGGAGACTAACGGCTCACTAAAACTTCTCTTCCCAATTTGGGATGATAGTGTCTCAGCTTCGAGTGCCGTCAGCACTCCCGAAATTACCTGTCTCAGTTAATCGAGAACATAGAGCATTTGCAGCTCTACGAGTCCCGTGCCGTTAGCACCCGCAATGGATACCGTTACTGGTATACCCGTTGCGTCTGCATCGACAACTGAATTGCGACCAAGGGCATTAGTTACTGCAATATCAACAGTAGTGATACTGGTTGATGCTGCCGCAGCTTTATACTCATCTACATCAGCTGCGACAGATGTCCCAGCTGCGTTATTGTAGATGGCGTGCCCCACACTGGCTGTCGTTGAACTACCTAACGCAGCGTGCGTTAGTGTTCCTGAGAGAATACGAGCTCCATTTGGTAAATTAAACATATGGATGTCGGATTGCTCTGCCGAAGCAGTGTAACTACCATAAGCCACGCGCACTCGACCTGAGTATTCGTTTGGCTTAACCATTTCAACAGGATCGTTTTGATCCCATTTAGTTTTTTGATCAGAATAGACTGTACCCATTTTTCAATACCCCCTATTCGCTGCACAAGATTTCGCAAACCTTAGCTTCCTCCATGCGAGTGGCACCAAAGGTGGCACACACATAGACTTGCGTGGAATACGATTTATCTGCGCGTGGTTCAATTTTAGTCATCAAGTCACGACCCATCGCAAGTTTGATGCCGTCCTCAGCCCACGCAAATACTTTGCGATAGGAAGAGCCGTCAACATTCAAACGAGTTGAGGTTATAAACTTAAATCCCATAAAGGTATCAACATCACCCTGTACAAGTGCCTTGACTGAATTGTAATCAGAACTTGTAACTTGCGTGGTATTAAGCAGGTCTTCGATCTGCTCAGGTCCACACGCAATGTAGCGTGGTATTGATGGATCGACAGAATTATTATCGAAAACCTTTTTACAGGAAATCAATTTTGCAACTGTTAATCCAGCTGCGGGAGATCCCACAGCTACCGTGTTAGCGTTACTCGTAGATGTTGAGCCAGATTTACCAGTGCTTGCTGTTCCCAGCGCAGCAGTAATAATGGCATCATCAATCGACCTTCCTATGGCATAGGCCGCGGCGTTTGCATACGAATTTTGAGGCGAAATTAACATCGACACTTTGTCGGGATCGTCAATTAAATCTGCGTATTCGTATGATTCCATTGTTACCATTCTACGAGAATGGGGTGTATCCGATAATGGTGTATCGGCGTGTCTACTAGTCCTTTTAACAGCAGTTGCTGAACCTCATCACACTACAACTTTCGTTGCCACCTTTTACGGCTTTGTGCGCTGGACTTTCTCTTCATCTACTAGAGATGCTTGCCGTCAAGTCTCTACACGTTCCCTTTCGGGCTTCGCTCGGGATTAGCAGTTAAGCCTTCCCCGAATTTGACAAGTTTTCAGCTGGATGTCACCACCCAACTAGGCAGGAATTAATCTACCTGGTCAAAGAATGCTTTCTCGCCAGTGACACTTTCTTCACTAACGGCATTCCGCAACAAGCTACCCTTCTGCTGTGACAGCATCTGGATATTGGTACTGAACTGCTGACTAAAGGCTGTCGTAATTTGGGTGCTCAATGTACCCTCCTATAGTCTAAGTTAAAAAAAAAGCTACCCGCACAATGCGGACTCTGGGTTTAGTGTTACAGGGGCAAAAGCTTATCCTGTATTTATTCTACCAACACGTTGCCTGGGCCAGCTGGCTTATCAGGCGGTTAGCGTGAATTACTCTTCTTCGGGGTACTTTTCCTCATTGAGTTTAAGTACCTGCTGAACATAGCTCTCATGCATAGGATGTTTGCCATCCCAGTACGGGCCATCTTCACGCATCAGCTCTTGGATCTTCTCATCGGCTTCAGCTGGTGTCATTGCACTGCCTTTATCGCCAACCAGTTTATCCTCGCTAATGCTAGAATTAATATAATGCGCTGCGTTTATGATTGTTTTCACAAAAGCTGCGTTGTTAATCAGAGGCGTGCCGTCTTCGAGGCGCAGATCCATCAGCCCCTCTTCACCAAACTCGCCAATTAAATTGTTACCTAACGTCAGGCGTTCATCGTATGCATTCCCATACTCTTGCCTTAGATCAGCTGTGGCCTGGGCCTTCGCTGCCTCGATGTCAACTTTACCAGCCTCAGCTCCCGCTAGACCTTCAGCTGTCATATCGTTGTACCAACCTGCCAGCTGCTGCGCTTGCCTGGGCGTTAGCCCCGCTTTGTGCGCTGCATCTTTAAACGATCCAGCGAACTCTTCATTAACTTCACCTTCACCTAGATCCAGCTCATAACCATCAGCTGCTTCTGGTCTGCCAAGTTTGGAGTAAACCTGCTCCCAATCATCATCGGTTGCCCACTTGCCAGGTACAGGGATCTTTTCCGCACCAACCATGCTTTGAGCATGGATCATTGTTTTAGCCAGGGCACCAACGTCTGCAATATTCTGCAATGATTGGTGATCTTTAATATCATCGGGTAAACTGTCTCTCCAGTTACCGCTATCTGCTACTGCATTGTCTGTTGCACTTAATACGCCAGACGGTGCTACCTCAGCTTCACCTGAGACATCCGCTACCTGTTCATCAGCCACAATTTACTCCTCTTCAATATCCATGATTGGCCGTTCATTAACCATATTCTGCAAAAACAGAATTACACTTCGTTGGCCATCGCGAAATGCAGTCTCGTATGGGTCACTCGAAAATACGGGGGATCGCACATGAAAGCGCAACTCCAGGTCTTTCATAATTTCTACACCATCATCAGTGTTAAAAATCAGTTTATGGGCAGCACGTAAATCTTCTATGTTCATGCGACCTCTTCAATCGGTATAACACCTTCAGCTGCTGCAGCTTGTTCTTGCATTGCCTGGGCTTGCATATCCACTTCATTCAATGCGGTAACAGCTGGTGCAGCTTTACCTGCCGATTCAGCCATTTGGACTGCCTCAGCCTTTTCCTGTTCCATTTGCTGTTGCTGCTGGCGTTCCATTCTTATTTGCTCGACTTCATCCATGCCCCGTACCACAGCAGCTGGAATGCCCAGCACCTTGATTGCGTGTTTGGCCAGGCCGTCCATGTCGATCCAATCGATAATCTCTGGCCCCATACCCTGGAGAGGCCCAAGCATCTCAAGCATTCGGACAATGGATTAACATCTCCGCTGCGCTGCGCTTTGGCAATGGGCGATACATACTCAATTTCAATGTTAAGTCCTGCCATAAATTCTGGCGGCGGCGGTAATCCCTTGTCACGGCTCAGGATGTTAAAGCATCGCTCGATGAGGGGCTGCAGGAACTCAGCCTGGAGCCGACCTAGCACTGGGCCCAACAATCTCATTTTCTCTTCTGTACGTTGTATAACCTCAGTCGCTGTCATTGTCTGGTTTTGTGCCAGGATTAATTGATCCACATAAAAGGCAGAGCGTATCGCCTGTCTGCGCTGCTCTTCCATCTGAAGGCCCAGGGGCTGATTGGCTCCAATGTTGAGGGGCTCAATCCTATCCCTTGTGCCTGACCGAAAAAAGTTGAGGCCGCCTGGAACAGTTCGTATCGGCAGCATGAAGCCATCGTCTGGCACCATCAATGGTGGATCGATCTGCTTTTGTGCTGCCCTGATTGTAATCTCAGACATTTTGTTAAGCATCTTGGTATCAGCCAGGCAGCTCATCGCAGGGCTGTGTCCAAAACCATTATTTTCTGTTGATGCCTTTAACCATCGAGGCACCACATAAGGCATTTCATCGTAGCCGCTTTCGCCCAGGATGGTTTTTTCTTCACTATCCAGGTACATCGATGCCCAGGGTTTATTCTGTGCTGTTTTCTTTGTTATGTCGCGATCATCACGCGGCAATACCACATGAACGAGCTCAACCATGCCATGCGGATCTTTTTTATCAGCGTTTTTAATTCGATCACTGACATTATCGCCAAATTGGTTCATGGCAGCCCGCGCTGACATTTTGAACTTTCTATAAACTGTATTGACCCGCCCGTTTGCATCTTCAGCCACAAAGCACTCTGCAATGTGCCGTGTCGAGAATCGGTAACTGGTTGTTTCGTCTTTTTCGACAAACATTATGGCTGTTCCGAAGCACACAAGATCATCGTACATTTCATGCACCTGCTCTTGAAAGTTAGAGCGTTGAAAGGCTTGGTACATAGTTTGC